TTTCACAATGGTCGTCTACATATTCACCAATAGGCTTCTTTTTTCTAATAACAACATTTTTAAAGCCTTCATAATTAAGTTGTTCTTTTAATATTAACGCACTTGACATAGGGTTTTCGCTCAACATATCAAAATCAGGAATAGTATTGACTTGTGCACGTTCTTTTTTGGGCATATATTGACTATAAAGTGACGCGGCATAACCACCAAAAAACACTAATCCTTGATTAATAAATGATGTTTTACAAACTTCATAAAGTTTGTCTCGGTCGCTGTCTGAACCATCATAATCTCTCTGAAATTTTATAGATTTACAAAGCTCTCCTTTTAAAGGATAATTTTTGTTTAATAAAGTAATGCGTTTCAATATTTTTTCCCACCGCGATACATCGCCCATAGGTCTTGATAATTCAACATACATAGCCATACGCAAATAGTTAGGAGGGCAATAATTTATAGCATTTATTTTAATAGCTTTTTTGAATAAGTTTTTGAACAATGTTTTGTCTAAATAGGTTATGTCAGCAATAGGAATAAAATTAACAAACACTTTATATGTTCCAGCGTGAACTGATGATTTTGCCTCTACTTCCTCATAACCAGCTTTATAATATATATTTGTTAACTTTGTCGCATATTCCATTGCTAATGGCGTAAAAAAATCATAGTCAGGTATTTCAATATCTTTGTTATAAAATCGGTCTTGTTCTGGTAATATATTATTTACAGCTGTACCACCATAACATAGGGTATTATGTGTTCTTAAAAAGTCTTCTAATATTTCTATTATTTTTTTTATAGTATCAGATTGAACTAATTTTTTCCCTACTTCATAAGTAGCGCTATCAATAGCATTTCGTAATATTTTTAATTCTTTTTCTTCAAAAGATTTCATAATAAATTATATAATATATTATATAATATAATGTGTTATTATAATATTTTTCCATAAAATAGAAAATAGAAAATAGAAAATTCTATTCTATATTAATCCTGTGATAAACGAGCTTGTAACGTACTATCAAGATCTGCATCTGCTATTGGTGTATGACTTGTAAAAGGAATAATAGGAAAACTACTTGGAACATTCGCAATCAAATGATTAGGTTTTAAAATCCACGAATAGTTTCCTTTATTTGTAAATTGTGCTATATAACTTTCTAAATTTGCGTCTTTGGTTTGATATTTCATAGCTATAGCATTACAACCGAAACCATATGCTGACGCAAACTCATTGTTATTTACAGAATTATTCAAATTAGGCAATACAATAGCAAAACTTCTTTTTGTTTCATCTATGAACTGAGCTGTTTTTCCCGCAATTTCAGTATATCTATAGGTTTTACAATATTCACTTTTTCCCTTTAAATTAATATATGTTTTCAATTTTGCTAATACATTATTTGTTTCTATTATATTATTTGATGGATAAAAATCACATATAACAATAATTGTTTTATATAGATCTCTCATTTGGACATTTAATATTGATCCATTCGTATAATTATGTTGTTTCATTATGCGAAAAGTGTTACTATCCGAAGTAGCTAGATCTAAGTATTGTTCAAATAGTGCACCCAATTTTTCTAACATTGTCAAATTTGTGCTCATAACCCGAAAATTTAAAATCAAAGGATCGCGACTACAATTGGTATGAATAGCATCAAACGCTCGTGTTGTAACACTACTTAATACATCACCTAAATCTAAAGAGTTATATGTTTCTTTTATAAAGTTGCTATTTGCAGTGGAGGAAGCTACTATTGGTTTATTATTATATGAATAAATTTCAAAATCTAAAAATCGACATCCATTAGAAATCGTTTTTTCTAAAGCACATAAATTAACAAAATTATTTTTATAGCCATCACCACAACAACAATTATAAGCACTTTTAACATAATAATTTTTAAATATTGAATTAGATATATCAAATTTAGTTGTAGTTAGATCCGTTGCGCTACTTGCTTCTACAGTATTAGCACTTGTAAAATAGGATTTTCCAATATTAGACCTATAATATTTCTCTAATTTATCACATGTTCGTTGTTCTAATGCTAATCTATCATATATCCAACCAAATAATATTAACAATATTAAAATTACAATACTAATTGTCATATACAAATATAGTGATGGAGTACTATTGTTAGAGTCACTTCCAAAATAATCTTTAAAAAACTTGTTGAACTCTTTAAAAAAACTACCTTTTTTATCTTTTTCCTCCATATTTATATATTAAAACATTTAATTTTAACTAAAATACTTTAGTAGTTTATTAATTAACTATTTTAACAAATTAACAAATTAACTAATTACTTTAATATTAGTATAAAATTATTATAGTATATAAATTATTAGACTATGGCGGGTGGACTATTAAACTTAATAGCTATTGGCGACCAAAATGTTATGTTGACAGGTAATCCTACTAAAAGTTTCTTTAAATCCACATATTCAAAATATACTAATTTTGGGTTACAAAAATTTAGGATAGACCAAGTCGGACAAAAAGAATTGGAAGTTTCAAAATCGACAACTTTCAGTTTTAAAATAGGACGGTATGGTGACTTATTGATGGATACTTATTTAGTGCTAAAATTACCAGCAATATGGAGCCCAGTTTACTACTATAATAAATATAGAGATATTAGTGCTGTTTATAGACCATACGAATTTAAATGGATTAAGCATATTGGATGTCAATTAATGGAAGAAGTTAAAATAATGATTGATGGAATAACTATTCAAAAATTTAGCGGTACTTATTTGCAAAATGTTGTTGAGCGTGATTTTGATTCTCATAAAAAAGAGTTATTTGATATTATGACAGGAAATATTAGTGAACTAAATGATCCGGCTAATTTCAATAATCGAAACAACAATTATCCTAATGCATTTAATATAAATGGAACAAACACTGATATTAGCGGGATTGAACCATCTATAAGAGAATATAATTTATATATACCAATTAACAGCTGGTTTACAATGTCGTCTTTTATGTCATTTCCATTAATATGCTTACAATACAGTAATTTGGTTATTGATTTTAAATTGCGACCGTTAGAAGAGTTGTTTACTATTAAAGATGTATTATACGATATGAGTGTAAATACTTACAAAATAACTAACTATAATAATATTCCTCAAATACACCCACTTCAAACAACAACAGAATATCAATTTAATCGATTTATAAATCCGCCGCCATACAGAGATATATCTGGAGACAGTTATATTAATTTGACAAATAGAATAAATAGTAATATACATTTGCTATGTACTCAATGTTTTCTTGATAATGCCGAGCGAGAAATGTTTGCCAAAAATAGTCAAAATTATTTAATTAAAGAGGTCAAAGAATATAGTTTTAAAGAAGTTATTAAGACTAATAAAATTAAATTAGAATCAAATGGATTAATTAGTAGTTGGATGTGGTATTTTCAAAGAAGTGATGTTGAGGAGCGCAATGAATGGTCTAATTATACTAATTGGCCTTATGAAAATAGTATTCCAAATGATTTGAAAAAAGTCACAACACCAGACTTATATTATATATATTATAGTCCTCATTTTACTTATAATATTGGTGATATTTCCAAAAATATTTATTATACGGGGTATAGTCCAACTGTTTATGAACAAACTAATGTATGTGAGATTATGAAAAATTTTGGTATAATATGTGACGGCAAATATAGAGAACAAACATTTGATAGTAGCGTATTTAGCAGAATAGAAAAATATAATAAGTCAAATGGATCTAATTCAAAAGTTGGTTTATATTATTACAATTTTGCTTTAACAACAGACCCTTATAAATTACAACCAAATGGTGCGTTTAATACAAATAAATTTAAAACGATCGAATTTGAATATAATAATTTTGCTAATCCACCAATAGATAGCAGTAATGTGGAGTTTACAACTATTTGTGACCCAGAAACAAACGCAATAATAGCAACGTCAAAAGACCCTACAAACATTTATAAATATTATTATAATTTGTATATAATGGAAGAAAAATACAATTTATTAATTTTTCAAAATGGGTTTGGTGGGCTGTTATATAATAGCTAAATCTATGTATTATAACTTGTTATAGGTTATAACAATAGCTTATACTAATTTAATTTTTGGAACTTTTCGTGTCCTATTATTTTTCGCTTTAAGCGCTAATTTTAGTGCCTTTGAATTTGATGAACAACCACGTTCCAATATTTTATAATCTATTGCCGCTGCTTTGCCTCCACTAATAGCACTTGCTAAGCGTGCATAACCCCAACTATGTGCGCTTTGATTTGGACGTGACCCAGAAGAATAATATGCGCCGCGACCCTTTTTAACAATTTGTAATAAGGCATTTTTAGAACAACCTGTTGCATTTACTAAGTCAGAATTTATTGCTATATTTTTTAGTTTATACAACTTTTGCGCTTTTGCTATATGAGCCGATTTTTTGGATTTATATGAGTCAACATTTTTTCGTGTTAAATAGCGCTTCTTTTTATATGCGTTACGCGATGCTTTTAATTGTTTAATTTGTAGTTTTTTATCTTTCAAATTAAGACGATGAGGTAAGTATTTAATAGGTATATTTATCATTTTTTATATTACTATTATACTATAATACTATAATATTTATTATATATAAAAATATTATAATATGAAAGAAAAAATCATAAAATTTGAAAAAGGACCGCCTGGAAAAAAATACACAGCATATATCCAAAATAAGACAACCCAAAAAATACGCAAAATACATTTTGGAGCATCAGATTATCAACAATATAAAGATAGAACTCCGCTTAAATATTATTCGCATAAAAATCATAATGATAGAAAACGAATGCGCAATTATTTTAATAGACATTCTGGAACCAAAAAAAGAGGTGAAGCAATTAGTTTAGAAAAAAGAAAATCACAAGGCTATTATAATGCTAAAATTTTGAGCCATGTATATTTATGGTGAAATTATGGAATATAATTATAACAAAAATCATAATCAGTTGTTTTCATTATATATACTAATACGTAAAAAGGGGGCATATTATTGTGTGGACGTCCTAAACCAGTACTAGCTGTAACACCATTAGTAAAAACATTAGTATAATTGCCTACAAAAATAGCAGTAGTCCCACCTGTTGTGGCACTCTCAGAAAAATTATAATTATGATTATGAGATGG